GTGGAAATGATGGGCCTGATCGGCATGGGCAACAACCCGATGGTTGGTGCCACTGTTGCTTGTGCGGTTGCTGTTGAAGAAGCTATAAAAGCAGGTAAATAAGGGCTTTTCAAGCTATTGGGCAATCTGATACTTGCCCACGCAAAACAGTGAAAATACTAAATTGACCACCATTTGCCCACCGTGAAAACAGATGTGGGCAAAAAATTGAGGGGTAGGATGTAATGTCCTGCCCCTCTTTTTTTTATTCATTCTCACAATCACGATCCTGAGAAAACATCTTTTCAACTACGCCAAGTCCCTCTTGTCTGATGGTGGGCGAAGCGTGCTGATAGATTTGCATAGTTACTGTTATGTCTTTATGTCCTAATCTTTCCTGTGTGTACTTCATAGGAGCACCGGACTCTGCAAGCATTGTAGCGTGTGTATGTCTGAACGAATGAAAAGTAAAATCCTCGTATCCGAGGTCGTGATGAATGATGCCGCTTGCGTGCTGCATTGTTCTCGGAATTATAAATGCTCCGCATTCACGAACTGCTACGGGGTGAATTATTACTCCCTCCCCGTCAGAGTTCAAAACTCTTTTCTCACTTTCAAAAAGATTGACATACATATTATCGTAGAAGACACGGGCTCTGTTTTGCTTTTCTTTTTCTTTCAGGAGAATATCACATAATTCACTGTCAAGCTCTATTGTCCTAAATGAGTTGTACTTTGGATTTGAGAAATACCAAAACTTCCCGTCATTATCCCATTGTACCTGCCTGTTTATTGAGAGAGTACGATTGTCTAAGTCTATGTCCTCCCAATATACGCCAAATGCCTCTCCAAGCCTCATACCACATCTATATCCGAACTGCATTGGTATAAATGATGATGTGCCCTCTGGGAAGCGGTCAAAGATTTCTTTTATCTTATCTGGAGGAATATATACATGGGGTGCTTTGCGCGTAGGGACATCAGGAACGGCTCTATCAGACGGTATCTTGACCTTCCTCATAGGATTGGTCTGTATAAACTCAACCGTATCTACAGCGTAATTTAGAGAGCCTGAGAGTATGCGTCGAATAGTGGTAAGCGTGTTTCTCGAATAACCGTCGTTGAACATTCTGTTTAAGAAATTTTGGATGGTTATAGGAGATAGCGAATTTAGCTTATATATACCAAGTGCCGGTTTGATATGCAGCCTTATCCGCTTTTGATAATTTTCAATTGTGGTTTTCTTCAGATTAACTTTGCAGTATTCCTCCATCCAAAAATCAAGGTAATCACTTACTGATATTTCCGATGGGGTGAAATGAATCCCAGACGCATTATATTCAGCGAGTGCTTTTACTCCTGCGTCCAGCGCATCCTTTTTCGTCTTAAATCCACTTTTGGATACTTGATTTCGTTTGCCGTTAATCCTTGCAGCTTCAAATCGGTATTCCCATTTGTTGTTGCGTCTTCTGGCAATGACTTCTGCCATCACATCACTCCTTTTGTACAAAAAAATAACCGGCGCACATAGATACAGCGGTTAAACTATATCTAAAATTGCGTCGGATAAAACCACGACTTTGCACCAAAGAATGACTTTGGGAAATATGTAGATATAGAATATCACTTTTATATTGAAATGTCAATAGAAAAAAACGGAAAAACAAAGGGTTACAAGATTTTTGTTCTTGTAGCCCTTATTTTTTGCTAAAATCTGTGCTCAGATTATTCAGCAGCAGCGTTTACAACTATTTCCTGTTGGACAGTCTTTGTATTTCCAGCCTCTGTGCAAGAAATTGTTATAGTCGTATCAGTTACAGCGAGAGCGGTTTGTGGAAGATATGTATAGCTTGCTGGCTCTGTAGAACCATCAGAATAAACCTTTTCGACAACCATTCCTGTAGAATCAAACAAATCTCCTGCTTCATATTCCGTTTTAGTAGGCGGTGTAGAGATTCTAAGGCTTTCAAATCGCAACACTGAAATTGGAACCGATGTAGCCACTTCGCTTCCTCCGTTTTGGTTTTTGTAAGACACTGTAATACTTTCATTACCATCACCAGAGTATGTCAATGCTGAATCTGTGAACTCACAATTGTCTGTTACAGATACCAAACGACCGTCAGAAATTGTACCCTTAATATCCATTCCAGTTGCATCGAAAGTTTCTCCTTCGTGATATACTGTTTTGTTCGGAAGTGTATCAACATAAATTGAAGTGCATATCGGGGTAATATTTAATTGAAATTCGTCAGACCTTGTAATGCCATTTTCTGTGTAATATACATGAGATGGTATTGAAAAGTGATCGTGTAGTATATCGTGTTCAAATTCAACAATATAATTTCCAACAGGAACATTATTGAAAATATCCGCTTTGGAACCATCCGTATATACTGCCTCAATTTTTAAACCAGTTTTATCAAGCGTATCTCCATAAAAATACTGAACTTTAGAGGGGGTGGATGTAATATGTATATACGATAGATATTTGCTTTCTCCGGTTCGTATCCATTGTTTGTTTTCTGCATCGAAACGAAAAGTTCTATCTGTGTTTATCTCATAGAATGAGCTTCCATTCATCACATCTATTGGTTTTATGTCGGTTGACAAACCGCACAAATCCAAACCAATTGATTTTAAGTTTTTTGATGTAATCATTTTTTCTCCTTTCGATTAGTTTTAGTTGTAAGTTTAATGTCCTTACAGCGACATTTTATAAAAAATCATTATTGTCCACTCGCTCGGAATAAACTTTTATAATCTTCTCTTTTGTTACAACAGTTTTGTTGTTTTTGAATTCTGGGTGGGTTTCACAATAACGCTCGTAGTCATCTATATCAGAAAGAATTTGATCAAAATTTTCTTTTGAATGACATAACCCTCTTCTGACTTCATCACCGAACTGTAAAATTCTAACTCTACAACTGATAGCGTTTCGCTCATCATTTACATTTTCAATGTTTACTACTTTCTTTTCTAAATTGTCAAATCTATCGATAATATCGCCGTTAATCTTTCTTCCAAGCCATTTTAAAAAATGTGATACTGGATTGACCTTAATCGGCATTATTTCAATGAATATAGATATAACAACAACAATACCGGCGACACTGCCAATTGCTTGAGCAAATGTCAAATTCAATAGTTGTTCCATATATTCACCGCCTAAGCGAAGGGTGCCGATATTGCACGGCACCCACATATTTTATTCCTCAATTTCTCCTTCGACGGTAACATCGACAGTTGTTTCTTTGGTTTCTTTGTTAAAAGCATCATTAAATTCCGCAACAGAAGCTTCAATCAAAAGGCGAAGTTCAACCTCACCAATTGTAATGCCTTTTGAAGCTAACATCTCAGATGCCGCTTCAAGCGCTTTCTGCAACTTTTCATCGCCGTGAAGATTTTTATAAAGCTGCTCGACGGCTTTAACGCAGGTTTCAGCGACTTCTTTTTTCGTCTTGTCGTTGATATGTTTTGTGTATAGGTTTTTTACCACAATTCCAAGATAACCAGCGATAGCCGTTAGAATGGAATACAGAATAGTTGCCCCATAAGTAGACACAAATTCATTGAACATAATAGTTCCTCCTTGAATAATTTATTAAATGCTTCCACTATTGTAAGAGCCGAATGGTTGATTATTTACTTCGTCCCTTTACGGAAATTTTCAGCCAGAGATTCAAATAACTTTTTAATAATCTGAATGATAATATCGGTAATCTTGCTTACTTTCTGTTCGTCAGCTTCGACAATAGGAGTGACGATCTGAGTTGGAATTTCAGTCTCGGTCGATGCTGATTGCTCCGGTTGTTCTTTTGGAAAGTATTTCTCGACATCTGCATCGATTACAGTTACGCCCATAAGCTGATTGTAAATGGTTCGTATCTTCTGCCCATAAGTGTTGCTGGCAGACATAGCCTTTGCCGGAGTATCGTAAGCATTGGTGTCATAGCCGGGGCAAGCCCACCGACCTGCAAGTTGTTGCCAATACGATGCGATACCCCTCGTAACATATTTAAAGCGTGGGTCGATAATAGTTTCGGTCAATTCATCTTTAGAGCCATAAGCAAATAAATGCTGTAACTGTGCAGTAACACCTGCTTCAACAGTATCAAATTTGTTACCCTCAACACCATTTCCTGTAGCTCCCAAACCGCAATAATTGTGTTGCTCCGCTTTTACGACAGACCCGGCATACTTAAACCATCCAGTTTCAAGGATTGATTGTGAAATAGCCATCATTGGGTCGATGCTATATTTTGGTGCCAACTCCCAAAATGCTTTTACAATTTCTACATCAAATCCACTATTGTTTGATAATATCTTTTTGATTGCTTTAACGCAATCTTCCTCTTTGCGAGATACATTCTTATCAACGATTAAGTTTTTTTCAGGAAAATCCAAGTTATATACTGCTACAACAGTTGTTTCCTCTTTTGGTTGTTCTGGTTCGATCGGAGCGGTTGGCTGAGTTGGTTGTACAGGTGTTTCAGGCACCGGAGCCTTATACTCATACACAATTTCAAAGTTCCAGTCAAATACTTTATAACCGGCTCCTGCACCATCACAAGCTTCTTTTGCATTGTCTAAAATACCATAAGCACCAACTTGAGATTTTACATCATCTTTTGACTTTCTCACGCGATACAATTTTTTCACACCGTCAGTGGGCGTGGTAACTGTAGCTGATGATTTAACAACACTCAGGTATCTTGTGCTAATAGGGCTGCAAATTGAATTTTTACCGTCTTCGCTCTTATCAATAACAGCACGATCCCCGGCTACCTCTTTAACAATCCAATTCGTTGCTATTACCCAAGAAGGAACGGGTTTTCCGTTGTAATAATTTGCTCCAGAAGCAATCTTTACAACATCGTTTTCTTTAACAGACGAATTAACTGCCGGAAGCTCTACAGAAGGGGGAGTTACAGTAGCACCATCAGCTTTTAACAATACTGCAACATCGGCTCTTGCGGTTTCCATACTCTTGCCGTGCTTAGGAAACCAGTTATATACATCGCTGTGGTTTCCACCCATACCGAGTTTATAACTATCTTGGTGACACAGAATAGTAGGTATCTTTTTACCATTTACTGTAACTGAACCGTTCGGGTCAATATTGTATAGCTTACAAAGATAAGCTGTTATTTCACAAGCCTCCTTATAGGCGGTATTGAAATATGTAGAATCGGTAAGACCGTCTTCACAAATTTCAAATTGAATCCAACCAGTGTTACAAGAGCCGTTGATGCCAGAGCCGCATCCCCACGGTCTGTAATCCCAAGGCATAGTCTGAACAGTTGTAACTGTTCCATCGGCAAGCTTACCGACCCAACAGTTTAAGCCAGCCTCTCTGTAAATGTGATTCCAGTCATTTCCGTATGCATTTTTACCAAGCTTTTCAATCAATGCAGCACGATCAGCCGCATTATCATCAGGCTGTACATAACGCTTTAATGTGGGATTATTTGCGCCTGTGCTGTGCCAAAGAACTCCGACAACATTCATTTTCCTTGTCCCTTTATAACAAGTGCTTTGAGTCATCATACATTGCAACGGCTTATTAAATGTACCATATTTCATATATAAGTACCTCCTCTTATAACAAAAGAGCCAGACCCAGAATTGGTCAAGCTCAGCATTATGAACAAAATGATTGTCCAAATAATTTATGGTAATACTTGTCCATATCGTAAATTAAATGATGCGTATTACCATATGAAGCAAAGGATCTCCAACTCCCATATGACTGTCTTATGTCATAAATGGACATTGTTCCAGCCTCATAATTTTTAGCGAATTTCCTCATTTTTCTCTTCATATTTTCCTTGCTGCGTTTTCGCAGCTTACAAATAACCTTGCCGGAATCGGTTAGATATGTGTGAAATCCGAGGAAATCTATACCATTTTTTAATGGTAGTATTTGCGTCTTTTCATTAAGTTCAAGACCGTATTCGAGTAAATAATTACGAATGATTTTTAGGCATTTTTGAAGATAGCTCTTATCATTATGAATAAGATAAAAATCATCAACATATCTGCCATATCCTTCAATATGTAATTTTTCTTTTACCAGATGGTCTAAACCATTAAGTAAGACTAAGGCATATAATTGGCTGCTCTGACATCCAATCGGCAATCCTACACCGCCATTTATGCTAACGGAGTCAATGATGGTGTCTGACAGCCACTTTATATCTTTATCAGCAAACAGTGCATTTAACTTTTCTCTTACCGCTTCGTGGTCAATATGGGCAAAAAATTTTCGTATATCACACTATAAAATCCACCCGTCAGCATAATGACCTTGCTCAACTGACACTAACGGTAAACCATTTAACCTTCTATATTTTTCTGCCGATGCTTTATTTGAAAAGAAATAATGTCGTAGATGCTTTTTAAGCCTGTCCAATCCAAAGCGTGTACCTTTCCCGAATTGTGAAGCGTAATTGTCGTATATAAGCTTATTGCTTATAATGGGGTACAAAACATTATCACAATAGGAGTGCTGTATCACTTTATCCTGAAATGAACTTGATTCAATATTTCTTTCTTTTGGATAGTAGACTTTTAATTTTGTTGTCTTACCAACCTTGTAATTCTTATTCTTTAAATCATCAGACAGGCGAACGCATTCGCTCAACATATTTATTTCAAATTTGTTAGCAGAAGGGTTATTTAGTTTTTTATGACGAGCATCGTAAAACGCTCGTTTTATATTTGAAAAGTTATAAATACTATCGTACATTTTTATATACCCCCTTAAATTCCTTGCTGTGTATAGTCGGTATGCAAATCGATACCGGACATCAGCATTCATGTATTTATCTGCAAACGCAACTAAATAAGGTTGCAAATATAAAAAGCAACCCAATAAGGTTGCGTTGTTAGATGGGATATGCTTTCCTTTGGTAGTGACGATATTGTTTTCAGCAAAAGCTTACTCAGTCGAATCAAATCACCGAAGCCGGACGCACACCGAAAATACCGCGAAACGCAAAGGCGACGCTGCCATCACCGCAGCGATCCACATACCGAGCGTCGCACGAATCGCCAGCATAGGGAGAACGAAGCCTCAATAATACAAAACATACTCCAGAATATATTAAAAAGACGACCTTTTCGTATCTCCATTTTTCCACGAAAAGATCATCTTCTTCACCTCCATAACTTGTCTTACCCAATATTCACAGCTTTTGTCGTTTATATATTTTTCGTCGAGAGATAGTTCTATATACAGTAATAGCACATCACAATTATATATTGCCTCCGACTGACACAACTGTCTTTGCGTAAACTGTTCTTTTATATTAGTATTTAAGTAGTTCGCTTTCAATAACAATTTATATATTTCGATTACAGTTTTTGCGTTGGGTCAACAAGTGTAAATCGTGTTTTTTAGGGAACCTATTTTGGTTGTCAGTGATTGTCATTGTGTACTTAATTAGCCTCTTTGCAAGTACAATCACTTTTAACTCATCGTTTTTATTAAATATATTTTCCATATTTAATCACCGCTTTTTGAAGCACAAACAATAGTGCGGTTTTTCTTCTCCAAATAGCCAGTACCTCAAATAGTCGTCTGCTACTATGGCAAAAGCCGATAAAAAATACCACGATATAGCAAACGGCAAACATATTTGACCGAGCAAATTAAACGGAAGGTTAGAATAATCCCATATATGCAATCCCAACCACAAATTCAACACGCAGCCAAAAACAAATTCGAGGATAACTACAATTAAAGAACCTATGAAGCATTGTAACCATATAGGTGTTTCCCACGATAAATATTCATTTATTTCACCTATAGCGAGAAATGCTATGCCACCAAGGATAAACATTGTCCAATGTGTGCTTGAGCCACTGAATATTCCTTTCCAAATTAATTCGATGATGGAATATACGGATCCGCCTATTGCAAACAAAGATAGCACTTTTGTAATTTTACTCAACAGTATTATCCTCTGCATTTAAAAATTGCTTTAGTACCTCTGAACAAAACTCCTGCGGAATCTGATCGCTATACTTTACAGCCCCTATTTCAGATATACTATCCATAGACATCACCCAGTTTTTAAGGCTGTTGTAATACGATGTATGATATGTTTTATACTTTGTAGCTGTATCAATAATGCTCATAATGTCTGCCGCAGAATAATACGTGCACAGCTCATCGGAAGCGTGATATGGTATTAAAGTCGCCCCAGAAGCAATAAGAGTTGACAATGTTATTAGGTTAAGTTGATCTTCGATTTTTAAATCAAAATGTTTTATAGTTCCGCCAGAAAGCACGACATCGGTTCCTGCATAAATAACAGACTGACAATCGTTACTCAGTCTTTCAAGCACTCTTTCCTTTACTTGATTTAAAGTCTCATTTTCGATAATTGGATCTTTATCCTGAACCGGGTCTTCCCAAGATACATCATCGTTTCCATCGACATCTTCAACATCAGCTCCAAGGTTAGGTTGACCTGTGATGATAATGTCCCAAAGAGCAGAGCTCTTGGGGCTTTTGATTTCAGAGGAGAAGAATGTCTTGAGTCTGCTGTGAAAGCTGGTGCTGGATGGTGTCTGTCGTTCTTAAACACCGCTACAGTTCCAACAATCCCGTATCTCGAAGAAAACTACAATTGTGATTGCACATCTGAAGCGGTTGCATTCGGCAGCCCAAGTACAGAGCATTCTGTGATGTGTTCAAACTATGCTGTTGACGGAGACGAAGAAACGCTTTTGAAGCGATTGCTCGTAGATATTTATCCCAACACAAGCTTCTCTGCTGTTCTTGATTCGTATGACTACTGGAATGTGATTGATAACATTCTGCCCAGAATAAAGAAAGAGATAATGGAACACAACGGCTGTATGTTAATGCGTGGTGATTCGGGAGAGTGCATTGATGTAGTAACTAAGACGGTGTTTAAGCTGTGGGATGAATTCGGAGGTACTGTAAACAGTAAGGGATATAAAGTTCTTGACCATCATGTTAAAGCGATTTACGGCGACAGCATTACGGTGCAGCGATGCAAAAAGATTTATCAGATTTTGATAGAAAATGGATTCGCCTGCTCAAATGTTGCTTTGGGTGTTGGGTCTTTTTCTTTTCAGTGCATCGAAGAAGATGGTATTTTAAAACCGTTTACAAGAGATACATTCAGTTCTTGCATTAAAGCAACATATTGCGAAATCAAGGATGTCCCTACTCCGATTTTTAAAGACCCGAAAGATGGCGGATTTAAGAAGTCGCAGAAGGGTTGTTGCATTGTGTTCAATGACGATGATGTCGGTTTGTGTTTCCAAGATGAGTTTTCGTGGAAACAGGCTTGCGATGCAACAAAGTGTGGAGAAAATCTTTTGACTCCGAT